AAAAGATTAGAGAGGCACAGGCACACTGGCAGAGCGCACAGGATGGCTCTTATGAGATGGCCCTGCACTACGCAGGCTACACACGCCTGAGAAATGAACTTAAAGCATTAAGAGAGGCTAAACATGACTAAAGACGAAGCCCTACGCATGGCGCTTGAGGCGCTGGATGCGTTGTGCATCAATGATTACAGCGGGTATGAACTTGGAAAACGAGATGCACACCTTGTTGACAACGCCCTTACCGCCATTAAAGAAGCACTGGCACAACCAGAGCAGGAGCCTGTGATAGTTGACACTGCAACGATGGAGTTGGCTGAAAGTGTTGGTCTGATTGGCCCTGCAAGCAGGACGCATGACTTACACAATGCAATTCAGCGCTTTCACGACCTGATATGCGCCAACGCAACAATCAAGGCGGCAGTGGCTTTTTCTCACACACTAGAAGCGAAGGATGAGCCTGTGGCGTGGGCAACAAGAGAAGATTTTTATCGTGAACTTGAACATGCAATGAATCGTATGCGTCAACAGATGGAAATCAAATCCGTGACCATGCGATGCACAGACTATGACCTTGCGTTACCAGTCATTGACATTTTTGATGGCCGTATTTTGGTTGGGCAAGTCACCACACCACCACAACGTGCATGGGTTGGGCTGACGGATGAGGAGGCCAATCAGCTTTGGGAAAGCACGGATTCAGACTGGGAATTGATGAAGCGAACCGAAGCCAAACTCAAGCAAAAGAACATATGAATAACTGGCCTTTTCCAACCAAATTACCGCCCAGCAAACCTGGAGAGCCTAAATTTAACCCTGACAATTTTGAGGAAGCACCGTTTTGAAAGCACTCATTAACATCTTTTGGGCTGTCCTGTTTTGGATTGGCATTTACTTTGTTGTGTATGAATACTGGAAATAACCATGACCAAGCGTGATATAGCCCGTTTAATGCGTGATTCGGGCTTGTCAGCGCCCTACGCATCAGTCAAAGAATTTGTGCGCCTTCTTGAGGCTAAATTAAGGGAAAAAGATGTACCGAAACAATGACCCCATAACCAGCAAGCTGGCTGCTGACAAAGTAGACTTCAAGGCCAAGCACTATGACCAAATCCTAGCGGTCTTAATTCTTAATGGGCCACAAGGCAAAGACGGGATAGCAGATCGATCAATGCTTGACCCAAACCAAGTCGCTAGGCGTTTAAAAGAAATGATGCAGCTTGGGCTAGTCAGGCTGACAGGCAAAACAGTTAAATCAAAATCAAACCGTGAAGAACGAGAGTGGGAATTAGCGTGAAAGAATTAACAATCAAACTTAAAATGCTGGTCAAAGAACACGACCCAGACCTGCTAGACAAGATTGCAAGCCGCATCTACACCATTGAAGGCGTAGAGGACGTATCAGCTAAATTAAAGAAGTCAGATGAACAACAAACTCAACAAGCTGGAACGAGCCTATTTAGCAAGAGTAAAGGAATTGTCGTGCAGCGTGTGTGACCAGCCTGGGCCAAGTGAAGCCCACCACATAGAGCAAGGGCTTCAATATACCTGCGTTGCTTTGTGTCCAGACTGCCACCGAGGGTCAATGATGGGGTGGCATGGTCAAAAGAGAGCTTGGGCAATTCGAAAAATGAACGAGCTGGATGCCCTTAACGTAACGATTGAGAGATTATTCGCTCAACACTTCTAAAGCATGGTTAATGCGCTTTAAACGGTCATCTTGGCCCAATAGACCGCCGTTAATGCGCTTAGTCATGGTTTCGTATTGCTTTGTATCTGCAAGCTCGTTTAAGCCGTGTTTACGCCAAAACCAGCCAGCAGACAAAGCAGCGTATTGTTGACCAACAAGCAATTCAGGATGATGCAATAAATCAGCCTGCAAAGAATCACCACACAAAGTGTAATTGTCCTTTCCTGTCAATTGGATAAGGCCACGACCATGATACTTCCATCCCTCGCCTGATTCTTCATTGCCGTTGCCCATGCGACCAGCATAGACCTTGTTTGCAATCTTTTCAGGTTCATGAGCGTATTCATTAACATTCTCAGCATCAAAACGGCTAGGCCATTCACGCATTAGAGCTTCAGGTTTGTAGTTAAGGTTTTCTTCTAAAACACGAAAGCCACCTGATTCATGCCCACATTGACCAATGAAAGCAGCTTTACGCAAGGCTGTATTGATCTCAAATCGAGCGAAAGTTTCTTGGAAGGATTCAAACCATTCTTCAGGAATGTCAAGCTGGCGTAGTTGTTCGATGTTCATTTAATTTCCAATAGTGAGTTATATGCTGAGATACAAGCGTTCAATTGGTTGATTGCTTGATCGCCTCTTTCTGTGATGGAGACAAGAGCTTCACTAATTCCTGCGTCAAGGTCGGCTCTTGTTTCTGTATTCCCGCTGGCAGAGGAGGAATCGTTGGACACTGAGCTACAACTGGCAACTGGGATTGACAGCCGCACAGCACCAGAGGCAAGATTATTCCGAAGCGTTTTAGCAGCTTGGTCAGCCTTGGCTTGCGTAGAGGCCAAATCGCTAGAAATCGAGGCAATTCGTTGATCTCGGTCATTAGATATTTCCTTTGCTTTCTGGTTAGCCGCCTCTAGTGCAGCCTGTGCTATTGCACGTTCTTTGTCAAATTCTGATTGCTCATGCTCATAAACAGCCACAGCAATAACCAACCAGCTTACCAATATAGCAACTAGCTTCCAAGGTATCATCATTTTGGCTGCTCCTCATGATTCTTAGCAATAACTGTGCTGACCATGCCCAAACCCTTTTCAGAAGCAATGCCACCAATAGCGCCAACAATCAATAGCACTATGTCATTAAGCATCTTTGTATAAGCCTGGTCAATAGGAGCCATTGCCTTCATTGGCTGCTCAACAAAGGTCAGGGAATAGAGCATCATGAATGTGATGCACACAAACACAAAGACCACCGAAAAGACCACAAAGGCCCACATTCGGATTTTAATTTCCTCTGGTGTCAGGCGCATTTGGGAGGTTTTTCTGGAGAATAGGAGCGACCAAATACTCGGGGCAATTTTGTGCGAACTCACAAACTGGCCTTTGGCATTTCGCAGCCGTAAATTGGCTTGGGATTTGACACTGGTATCTTGTTCGGTCATCGCAACCAAACAAACTAAGAGTGCTTGCGAACAGAATGGCTATTCTTTTTAGCATAGTCAATTGATTCCTGCACAAACAGATAGCCAACGTAACCAAAGACAACAACCAGAACAACAATCAGACCAGCAATAAAGAATTCTTCTTGCTCCTTCTTCTTGGCGGTTGCTCGGTCTTTGGCTGCTTGTTCAGCAAACTTGTCGGCCTTGTCCATTTGCGCTGTGCGCTCTTTGATTTTATTCCAAACGTCAATCTTGCCAGCTTGCATAAACAGCATTTGAAGCTCACCCTCAAATTGCCGTGTTTGCTCTAAAGCCATCTCAATCTGGATAGCAGTTCCCATGTTGGAAGCCTGACCAGAATCTTTGGCTTCCTTAACTGCTTGAACAGCGTTGCTCTTAGCATCAAAGTATTTGCCCAACACAGGGCCAAGCGAAGCAACATCATCTACCGTTGAACTCATCTTTTTGACGAGTTTAACGGCTGACTGTATCGCTGCTAAAGCTGTGATTGGGTCAATCATTACTTTTTCCAGTTAGTCCATACAACACCGACAACGCTAAGGAAGCCAGTGATATAGAGCATAGGCTTGGCAAGTGAAGCAATCATGTCAATGACACGCATAGCGCCCTTAAATGCCTGAAAAGTATCAATTAGCTCTTTAGTGTTGCGGTCAATGGAATCGACCTTAGCCTCAACTTCTAGCAAGCGTTGATAGATTTGCTCATGGCTGATTGGCGTTTCCATTTTTGACCCACGGTAAAGGAGGATTGGCAGAAATAGCAGCCAGTTGACGAGCTAATTGACCCGCTACTTGGGCTTCTGTATCTGGTTGCAAATTAGTTGTAATTGTAGTGGTTGTGTTGGTAATTAGGTCTGTAACGCTATAAGTTACAGGCTCAAAGCACCAAGCCAAAACTTGAGACTCTTGCAAGTCGTTGTAAGCCGTAAATGGATTAGCTGGCTCACCCAACTTAGCCGTTCCAGCAGCCGCAGCGGTCAGATTGTTAACGTCATCCGTACCGACACACATCCAATCAGCATAGATCACCACATCGGTTTGCCCATTCACCAATGGGGCAACCGTCATCTTAGAAATTGACCATTTGTAAGTGATAGCCATGATATTTATTTTTTACGTTGTTTGTTTACAGCCAACTTGTTACGTTCGCTTCAATGTTTCCGTAAGCGGTAGATGGTGCAGTTATTGTGATTGTTGAACCAGAGAATGCTGCATATCGAGTTGTTGAAGTTGGGATACCACTTCCTGAACCGCTGCCATCTCGACTTACCAATGTATTGCCGTTGTTTGAGTAAACAAAATCATAAGATGAGCCAAGAACATTACCGCCAACAACTAAAAGTTTTGCATCTAACACATTGTTTCCGCTACCAAGCGCCGTAACAGTTGTTAAATTTAAACTTGAAGTAATTTGGTAATAAAGTTTTTGCCCTCTAAACAATGGATAGCCATTTGATGTAGATTCAATGCCCGCATTTGATTCAAAACCAACCGAATTACCATACCCCGAAGTAAATTGATTCCCAACCAAAATTGCACTTACATTGCTTATATAAGGGTCATGCAAAAAAGCATATTGAGCACAATTATAAAATCTGTTTTCTACAATTGTTGGGCCAACAGAAATTGAAACATCGGTGTAATAATAAAGCGCATAGTTTGTAGTTTTAGTGGAAGCGTAAACAAAATCGTTATCGCTAAAATAACCATTATTGCAATTCTTAAATATATTTTGATGTGTTTCAGAGCCACTTGTACCTTTAAAAGTGTTTCCCTGAACAATAATGCTATACGCTCTTTGGATATTAAAGATAGTTGAATTAGAAGTAAAAACATTATCTTTGATAGCTACGCCACAAGGATTTGTTCCTAAATCGTTTGTCATTAACGCTAGTCTTGTGTCAGCAAAGATGGTATTTCCTTGAAAGACAATGTTTTCTTGATAATTTGTGACGCTGTAAATGCTTACACCAGCATAAGTTGTAGACGTTGCTGTTGATGTTTCAGAAACGCCTGCAAGATATGTTGTTCCTCTTGAAACGGTATTTGCTTGAAATGTCACATTGACTGGTATGCGTGCTGACCCTGTACCGTTAGCAAAATAGGAAAGTTCACCATTGTTGCAATTGCTGACAGTATTTGCATGAATAGAACAATTCACACCGCCCTCCATGTCAAGGCCAACATCAGCACAATCTTTTACAACATTTCCAGTTACGTCAAAATTATCACAATCAGCTAGAAATATGCCACCAGCGCCAACAACTCGCACTTCATTGCTATTGCAAAGACCTTTTGATACTTGCCACAATTCAACACCAGAAGAAGCAGTTATCCACTTGATAAAATTTCCACTCAGAATTAAATCAATGCTAGAAGTAGCTAAGATGCCTTGAGCAGCGCCTGTATTGTTGTAAATATAACAATCTTGCACACGATTTCTTTGTGTGTTGTAAATGCCAACACCACCACAAACAAAAGTGTTTCCATTGATCGTAAATGTGCTGGCCTCGGCATCATTGCCGTTTAACAGCACCATTTGGTATTGATGGGCGCTCCCCCATGTTGAATACAAAGGGATATTGTTTGCAGCTTGTAAAACAGCACTACGAGATTGACCAACAAATTTAACGCCAGCGGGCACAAGCAAATATGTTGTGATCTTATATGTGCCGTTAGGCAATACAACCGTTGTAGCTCCGCTGTTCAAAGCATTTTGAATTGCAGTTGTGCTATCAGTTGAACCAGTTGCGTCAGCGCCATAATCCAACACATTAGCTGGTGCGCCAGTAATCATTGAATAAGATGCTTTTGTAAGACTCATATAAATTCCTTATTACACAGAATATGTGCATGAACCAATAATTCTTGCGCCGCTATATGTCGCATTTGACAAAGCAGTACCACCAAGCAAATAACCATTAAGAGTTGTGCCGCTAGTGCCAGCATTAAAAGTAACAGCATTTGTGTTGGTTGTATATCCAATTGCTAAACCGCCGCTTTTCCCAACTGTAAAAGGCAGTCCACCAAAAGAACATTGACTTGTGTTTGCTGTAACAGGCATAGTTATATCAAGGAACACCGTTACAGATTTGCCAATTCTTACATAAGTTCCCGAAGCGCTTGCAAGAGTGACTCCGTTACCAGTGGGAGTCCAAGTACCTTCTTCATACCAAGTCAAATTCTGGCTTGTCATCCCCGATGCGGGAGTGTTGGCTGTGAAGTTGATGCCTTTACCTGCTGTTGGCGCTACTAAATTACCCGTGTTGTCGTAGTAACCACGAACATTACCGCCACCATCAGAAAAAACAATGTAGTTGTTGCCAGTTGAATTTATTGGTGCGCCAGAACCTGAGTACGTTCCAATGATGGTGTTTTGTGCGCCTGAAGTAACAGAAGTGCCAGAGGTACTACCTATAAAAGTATTTCCATAGCCAGTAGTAGAGAATCCTGCTTGGTATCCAACTGCAGTATTATCGTTTCCAGTTTGATTAGCACCAATTGCATTATATCCAAATCCAGTATTGTGACTTGCAGTTGTGTTACTTGCAACAGCAGAACTTCCAAAAGCGCAATTGTAAGAACCAGTAGTATTATTTGTTAATGCTTGCGTTCCAAATCCAGCATTATTTCCACCTGTTGTCGTTTTCAACAAAGATTGAAAACCAAATGCAGAATTTGAACCGCCAGAAGTATTTGCCTTTAGTGCTTGGTATCCAAAAGCATGAACATAAGTGCCATTAGTATTAACCGTATAAGCTGCTTGATAACCAACAGCAGTATTTGCGTCAGCAGATGCATTTGTATAAAGTGCTTGCGACCCAATAGCCGTGTTTGCTTGGCTAGAAGTATTTGCTGGCAAAGCATTGTATCCAATGGCGGTGTTATTAAAACCAGTTGTGTTTGCAGATAAGGCACTACCACCCAAAGCTGCATTAGTGGACACAGAACCAGCACCTAATCCAACCGTAATACCATTGATAGATGCGTCATTTGTAGATGTAAGAGACAAAACACTAACAGCTCGACCAGCAGTCAAGTTGGCGACAGAAACTTGCTTAGTCGTACCACTTTGATTTACTGGCAAAACTTCAGAACCAGCTAGAGGTGTAGTAGCTGATGTTAAAGCTGATATGGTTGAATTAGACATTGTATTTAAGCAATGTTTGCAGCTTTAAGTCTTGCCCGTAAAGATTGCATTTCAGCAACCAAATAAGCAATCATTTCTGGCTGAGAAGCATCTAACATTTGATAAACAGGTTTAGTCCCAGTAGCAACCCATGCTTCACCATTGGACAAATTGGAGGGTTGCGTGATTCCTGTTTTTAAGATTTTACCAGTTGAATCAACAACATTTCCAATTTGAATAGTTGCATTAGGCTCACCTGTTACCGATTTAGGAATAACTTTTTGTATTTCATCAGCAATGAAACCAACATCAGAAGAACCATCAGCGTTCCAAGTAAATGCTCTTGGTTGCAACGCATCAATGATTGGCCCACTTTGTTCAGACGTAATTGTTGAAATGTTTGACTTCAATCTGCGATCAGAAGAAGTGTTGTAAGAAACATTTGCACTATTTGTGCTTATAGAACCAACTTGATTCCCAGAATAATTTTGGAAATAAACATATGGATTTGTTGTTGATGAATTTGTCTGAACATACAAAACGCCTGGGCCTTGACTCAGATCAGAATTTACATAAATTCCCCAAGGAAATTGATGATATGGAACACTATTGCTTCCAATAATAAAATTAGTGGCATTACTATTTTTATAATTAACCGCACCTTGATTGTTTACGCAATAAATTCCGTTAGAGCCATTCAAATCTACCGATGCAAATCTATTTCCAGATATAACAGAATCGCTACCGCCAAGAAAAGAAACATCAGTTGTCAAACTAGAGTAATTGCCAATGATATTAACGCAAGCTGGATGATAATTACTTCCAGATGATGTAAACAAATAAATTACTGGTTGTGTCGCAGATGGAGCATCATCAAAATAGTTGCCAACAATGTTTGCTACATAAGGAGAGCCAATTTTAATGGCTCCACCATTTGCAGTTTCAAATACATTATTTAATATGCTTATGCCTTGCGTTAAAGCAGTAGATGAACCACTTGTGCAATTTATTAACAATCCGTAAGCACCAGAACCGCAATTAAAAACAGAATTTGTTACTGTGAAATCGTTGTAAGTATTATTTCCTGTCAAACTTATGCAACTAGCCGATGCGCTAAGAGATTGAAAATTGCATCTATCAAAATTCATTACTGGGTTAGTGCCTGACCCTGTTCCAACAACACAAGGGCTACCAGCTAAAGATACATTCTGACAAATACCGACAAGTCCAGTTGTAGCATCAGTTACGTTTATGCAAGCAGTTCCAGCATTATTTATCAAAGATAAATCTTTAATAATTACTCCAACAACAGGGTCGGGGTTGTTTGCGGAAGTAATCATTGCAGGGCTAACTGCTGTGTTTGTTACGATATAACTGTTATTTTTATTTCCACCAGTTTGGGGGCCAACACCATAAATTACTTGGTTTGAATGTAAACCTAATGCGGAAGAAATAAGGTATTTGCCAGCAGGGAAAAATACGGAAGTGCTTGCGTTTAAAGCTGCTTGAATAGCAGCCGTGTCATCGGTTGTGCCATTACCAACAGCGCCAAAATCTTTAACGCTAACCGATTCTTGCAACTTGGCTTGAACCGTAGTGTTTACTGCGCCTGTGCCGCCTTCGTTGTAGGTCACATCAGTTGCTGGAACGATGTTGGCATTGGTTTGCAAAACAGCAGTCGTAAAGTCCACCACAGCGCCCACATGGAGGCCAGTAGTAAAGGTGACGACAGTAGCTGAGGTCTCGGTGTAATTAACGCCTACGATCTGCTTTAAACCGTCTACAAACACGACCAAGTTATTAGTCCCTGGCACATACGACATTGTAGTCAGCGTAAAGACCGTTTGACCCGATGTAGCCGTGAAGGTTTGTTCTTCAATGTCGTAGGTTTGATTGCCCGAGGTCAGGGGAGAATCAACTTGAACGTCCCAAACCAAGTTACCGTAAACATCATAAACTTGCTGACGATACGAGCCAGTACCATAAGCGATACATTGACCGTTGGCATCTAAGACAACAGGATTGGTATTTAAAACAGTACCAGCAGAGTTTTGATAAGTGTTTTTAAAGGTAGTGGTTGAAGGAATGTAGTAATAGACCTGGCCACTAGCCAAAGGCTTGCCATTGGAATCAATGAACTGCTGTTTACCGTTTGGGAGGATACCGTATGTCATGTTAGATGCTTTCTAAATTTATTCACCTAAGTCCATCAATTTCGGCTTATTAGCATTTTGCCGCATTTCTTGACGAGCTTTCTCAGCTTGTTTCAACAAACTTTTCTCTGTTGCTGCGTTCAACATTTTCTCACCAGTTTTGCGACCCAATGCAGCCGTTACAGGAGCAACAAAAGGACTAACAACAGCGCCAGCAGCCGCACCAATTGCTTCACCAGCAGCAGGCAATTTAGAAGTCAAACCTTGCACCCGAGCAGATTGCAAACCAGCACCTTCGTAACCATGAATTCCAGGCATCAAATGCCCGCCTCGATTCAATGTGTAAAAGGCTTGCTGTTCTTCCAATGGGAAAGCGTATTTGATTTTATCTGCTCTAGCGTTCAAAACCTTATTAACTGAGTTTTGATTCCACACGCCTGCTTTATCAGCACCAGCTTGATAGACTTCACGAGCCAAGCCACCGCTTATTTCGTTTTTAGCTTGTTGAGCTGCTGCTTGCAGTTCTTCAGGAACATCCAAAACCCATTTAGGCGCACCAGTAGCTGCGTCCACAGGGCCAAACAATTTTCCAGAAGCGACTTTGTCGGCTGTGTCATAGATGTGTCTCCATTGGTCAAAAGGCAGAGAATTGAGCTTACCCATGATCTTGTCAGGGGAAGTTGCCACAGCAACCCCATTGGGGTCAATGTCGCCAAACATTGTTTTGATGCCTTTAGAACCAAACAATGTTTTTTCAGCTTGGTGCAAAGCATCAGCCTTTTTAAACAACTCTTGACCGCCAGCAGAAGAAATGTCTTTGTCAATCGCTTGATTGATCTTGCGAATCATAGAAGCGTTATCTGGCGTCCAATCAGCGTTTAAAGCCTTTCTAACAGCGTCCCAAGCGTTGATGGTATTGGCTGCATGGACATTGCCAAACTCGTCTTTAAAGCCTGTTTCCTTGGCTAATTTGATAAGTTGTTGTGCGCTATTCAAAACGCCTTCGTTACCTTTTAGGCCAGCGCCAGCTTTAAATTGAGGGTCGCTAAACAGGTCATCAACGTGCGTTGATTGAATAGGGTTATCCCCAACCTTCTGACGAGCCTCGTCATAAAGTTTTTGTTTTTCAGATTTAAGGAAACCAGTTAAGCCTTCATCTCCAGCAAAGGCGGCATTAACGCTCTCACCACGTTCCAGATCAGACAGCAAACGAGGGTTAGCGCCTGTGTTTTCAATGCGCTTCTGAGCGTAGTTAGACAAAGCATTTTGCTCATTGGCAATCTGCTGCTTCATCAATTCGCCTTCAGGGGTTTGCAGTTTTGAAGTCGTATGCTCGTTTCTCAAAGCATTTTCGTTTTGAGTAATCACACCAGTGCGAACTTGGCCCGAATTACCCAAAATTTCATTAGCAATTTCAGCATTTTGCAATTGCTCTGCTTGGGGTACATCCTTGGTAATCTTTGACAGTTTGTAGCTTGGGTAAGCCCCCCGAGACATTTCTTCACCAGTAGCGCCTTTGTAGGGATTGGCTTCAACAGCCGCAGCGCCAACACCGACCAAACCATCTTTAGCCGCTTGAGGCTTCAGCAAGCTAGGATTAGGCCCATAGTCCTCAATCTTAGGCAAACGCTCTGCAATCGCTTTGCTAACAGCACTTGTACGAGTTCTAGCAGCGACAGCCAATTCAGGAGTTAAGAAAGGCAATAATTGACCAAGATTACGAATATCCTCAACAGGTTGACCAGTTTTTTCGGCAAGCTGCTCAGGCGTAACGCCCAACAAATTAAACAACTTGTTAGCGCCTTGCATAGCTGTTTGAACGTAAGGCTCAGTAACACCGCCAAGAGGCTTCTGATAGGCAAACTGATTAGTAATTCCAGCCAAGCGACCCAAAGGATTAGACAAAGCCTGAGTAATTTTCAAACCAGTTTGCTCGGCTTCCTTTGGCTCTTCAATGCCAAAAGCACGTTCTAACAATTGAATTCCAGTGCCAACAGCAGGAGTCAATCCGTTAAGCAATGTATCAGCAGCGCCAACAATTCGTTGAGGAATCTCTTGACGCTGTTGCATAACCTGATGACCAACAGAAGGAGCAGGGTTAGCCATACCGCTGAGTTCAATACGAACTGGTGCGGGCTCTTCTTCACCAGCCAAGAATTTAGAGAAATCACTGCCAACTGGAGCCGCTGGCGCTGTTTCTACATTCTTCAAAACCTTTTCGGTGTAGTTTTTAGGGTCAGCTTTGACAAAGCCGCCATATTGAGCCACAGCCTTTTGAAGGTCGCCGCCATTTTTGCTGTAAAGCTGTTCAAGATAGGTGCGGGCGGCATTACGAGCTTCTTTTTCATCAAAAGGATTAAATTTAATCCCTTGTTTGTGAAGCATTTGCACTGTTTCAGGCAAGAACTGATAAGCGCCCATTGCCTTGGTTTGCTTATTAACTGCCAGATTGTCCTTGCCGCTCTCAGTCTTACGCAAATTATCTAGCAGTTGGTCAGGAATAGGCGAGCTACTAGCTGGCGTATCTTGCAAGAAATCGGCAAATTCGCTCATTACAAACCACCTGTTTCAACCAGTTTCTCAATAACAGAGTTCTTTTTAACGTAAGGAGCAAGAATTTTCTTCTTATCCTCTGCGCTCATGTTAGGGGTAATCCCTAATAGCTTGTCACGAGCCGCCTTCTTCTCAGCTTCGCTCATGTTGGCATCACCATGAATAGCTCGCATTTCAAACAACTTGCTGTCAGCGTTGTCGCCCCACATTTGTTTAAAAGTATTGATATTGTTGTAACCATACTTTTGAGCAAACTTCTGAGCAGCTTGACCTTGCAAGTCAATGTTAGTCAAATCAGCCTTGGCACGTTTGGCAATGTCAGCCAGCACTTCAGGAGGATAAACCGCAGTGCCATTAGCGTGAGCAAGTAAGTTTTGGCCTGCAACAGTATCCAATGAGCCACCTTGAGCAGCCATGTTAGACATTTGGACGTTAGCCAAGTTTTTGGACATTTCCAAATAATCAGGGTCATTTGCCCAATTGTGAACGGCTCGGATGCCTTTGTTAAGCACATCGCTAACAGGATTCTTGCCAGGAACTTGCATAGTGTTGGCTTGCAAAGTTTTGGCTTTGGACAGCACTTCATCCAAATTACGGTTAGCCGTAGCCAAATCAGCCCTACGAGATGCCAAAGCATTGACGTATTTTTGACCTGTTTCACGATCTGCTGCTTCTTCAGGCAATTGAGGAGCAATGTCACCAGCCTTGCGAACTGGATATTTAAGAGGCATTGCAGGAGCAGCTTCAGCCGCAGGCATACCAGCACCAGCAGCCGCAGCAGGAGCAGGCGCTTCATTAGCGTTAGCAAACTTAGCAGGTGTAATTGTCTGCGTATAAGGATTAACAAACCCTGGTTGATTGCCGCCAACATTGGATTGATAAGAAGGCGTAATCATTGACAATGCCGTTTGAGCATTTGCCAAGTGAGTAACTTCTTGTTGAACCCATGCAGGCAAATCTTTTTCATCTTTGGGCAATGTGCCAAAGTGAGTCAAAGCTAAATTAGGGTCTATGACACCAGTAGCGATAGCTTTTGTAAAGCCATTTTGAATGTCTTGCTTGCTTACTTTGTCGCCTTTTTTGGCCCAATCAGCAACAAAAGGCATCAAGTTATCAGTCATCTTGCGAATTTGATCTAACTTGGCGTTTTGAGTGGTTAATTGACTGCCTTGCGTTTTGTAAAGCTGTTCAGCCATTTGCGGCAAGTTGATAGCTGCATTTGGGTCTTGGCTCAAAGCACGAATGATTGCAGGAATGTTAATGTTTCCTGTTTCATCTGTGTTTGTTTTGAAAGCATTAGAAACAGCTTGATTGGCTGCTAAACCTTGCTGGCCTTGTTGCAAAGCCAATTTAGCCTGCTCAATAGCAAGTTTATTTTTTTGGATGCCAAACATCTGGTCAATGTCCGAGGACAGACCAGCAAAGTTAGGAAGCGTTTGCTTCGTAGGAATGATTGATGCGTCAATAGTCGCCATGTTGATTCCTTACCCGAACAAAGAAGCCAAGCTAGCAATGCCAGGGGCAGTAGAGTTGACCGCAGAATAAATTTTTGCGCCAGTTCCAGCAGCGCCAAGCAATGAATTGAAAGTGTTAGATGCTTGATTGCCAGCCGCCACAGTGCCAGCAGAAGCAGCGTTACCCATAGCGCCATAAGCGTTGTAAGCAGCGTTACCAACACCAGCAGCAGCGTTTTGACCCAAGTTCAACAATCCACCAAGCTGGCTAGCGTTGGTTTGATAGGTGTTCAAAGCGTTTTGATATTGCTGGTTGTAAGTATTTTGTGCCAAGCCAGTAGCGTAGTTAGCCAAAGCCTTGCCTTGAGCGCCTGAGTTATTCAAACCCATAGCTGACTGCTGGTTGTTAACAGTGTTCAAGCCTTGACCTAATGTGAACTGGTATCCAGGCGTGTTTTCCAAATTAGAAGGGTTAAATTGGAAGCCTTGACCAGATACGCCTGTCAATTGACCATTAGAGCCAAATTGACCCTGATAGCCTAAAGAGGTCAGCAATTGAGGCAAAACAGAAGTACCAATAGCCTGATAAGGGGCTAGGTTTTGCTGCATTTGTTGCAACGCTTGCTGTTGATAAGCAATTTGCTGCTGAGACGCTTGCTGTGCGGCTTTGGCTTGCTGATTCGTGCCAGTTATATCGCCAAGTAAATTACCAATGAAGCTCATAAGCCCCCCATGATTATCATAGATTGCGGCTTACCGTCCCTGAACCATACGTTCGAGAGTTCGCCTTCTTTCACAAAACCACACCGACTAGCCAATTTTAAAGCAGGACGGTTCCATTGTCCAATGGGCGCAATAAATTTCTTGCATCCATTTTGACGCATTTTCTCTAAGCAATTCATCACAAAATCATCCACATCTTTTGCCCCTTTGAGCATACAAACATGAACTTCCCATGTTGTCGGGTATGCCTGCCTAAACATAACAAACCCATAATTATTCACAAAGTAAGTGGCTTGCTCTTGATATTGAAAATCTACTTTGTTGATACCGTCAACGCAAACCCACTTCCAAACCCGATCATCACGCATTACTTTCGTAATGAAATCTCTATCCATTTCAGTTCAACAGCAAGATATTGTTAGGCGTGTAATCAGTCACGACCCAATTAGTCCCATTGGAAACCAAAGTGCAACGATCACCCGCAATAGCGTTCAAAATAGCCGTAGCAGCAGACCCGCCAGCAATAGGCACGACATTAGATGATGCTGAAACCACAGTAAACGCTTGGTAGTTTTGGATGTTTAATACCCGACCAGAATAGCTAGAAGCCGTTGGAAGCGTCAATGTCAACGTGCCAGCATAGTTGTTAATCACCCAAATGTCAGTAGCCGCTACCGAATAAGTCGAGGCCGATACCGTTACAGGAGCCGAAACAGATTGCTTATTGTTAAAGGTGTTCCAATCAGTTGACGTTAAATAGCCATTAACACTGGTCGTAGCAGCCGCCATACTGATAGCAGGTGTTGTGCTGCCTGACGATACAACAGGAGCAGTACCAGACACCGAGGTCACATAAGTGCCTGCTGGCTGTTTATTGTTAAACGTATTCCAATCTGTGCTGCTTAGATAGCCGTTGGTGCTGGTTGTTGCCTGCGTGATACCAATAGTCGGTGTCGTGCCGCCAGTAGACGTAATCGGAGCAGATACGCCAATTGAGGTAACAGGAGCAGTCCCGCTAGATGCCGCAGTCAATCGACCTTGAGCGTCAACTGTAAGAGAAGCGTAAGTGTAGCTACCAGCACTGACGGTCGTGTTGGCTAGGGCAATGGTTACTGCGCTGGAGCCGTTAAAAGACGTTCCAGATAGTCCAGTACCAATAGTAAGGGCGTTGGTAGTGTTGGCGGTAATCGTTCCACTAGCACCCAAAGCAACAGAAACGCCATTGAACGTAACACTAGAGTTTGTAAGCTGGGAGTTCGAGATTCCACTTAGTATTCCCCCAAGCGTCAAAGAACCAGAGCTAGTCACCGTCCCTGTCAGGGTAATGCCATTCACCGAACCTGTGCCAGAAACGCTAGTAACCGTCCCGCCCGAGCCAGTAGCATTGATCGTAATCGCAGCCGAGCCATTGTAGGTCGTTCCTGTGCTGAAGCTGACACCAGTTCCAGCGGTCAGGTTAAACAGATTGCCACCAAGCGCAACGCCTGAAATAGTCGAGTTTGTAAGCTGGCTGTTACCAATGCCCGACAAAGTGCCGCCAAGGGTCAAGCTGCCCGAACTGGTGACAGTGCCAGTTAAAGTAATGCCGTTAACAGTGCCAGTGCCGCTAACCGAGGTGACTGTTCCTGTGTAATCAGTTCCCCAAGTAGGCACACCGCCAACCTGACGAATGATTTGCCCATTAGAGCCAGCAGCTAAAAATGTAGTCGTGTTAGTGGCTGATTGATAGGGAATCGAGCCAGTAGCGCCGCCCAACAGATTCGTTGCGTTTGTTGCGTTTGTTACCGCAGTTGACCCAATAGCAGAAACAATCTGCGAGCCAGTAGCAGCACTAATCGCAGTCCCATTACCGTATAAAACGCCAGTAATTGAAGTGGATAGCGTTAAAGCAGGCGTAGTGCCACCGCTTGAAGTGCCAGCAAAACCATTAGCCGAGACAACAGAAATGCTAGTGATTGTGCCGCCCGACCCTGTTGCGCTCAATGTGCCAGCCGAAAAGGTAACACCAGACCCAATCGTGACGTTAGAAAAGCCGCCAGCGCCATTACCGTAAAGGATAGACGTGCCAGAGGTGGCAGGAGCGTAATCAGTGCCAGACACCGCTGCGCTAATAGCCGTTCCATTGCCTTTTAGGATGCCTGTAACAGTCGTATTCAGCGTTAAAACTGGATTCAATCCACCAGAAGAAGTACCAGCAAACCCATTGCTAGAAGCAATAGAAATGGTTTGCACGTCAGTAGATGCGAGAGTACCGCCAGTAAATGTGAGGCCAGTGCCAACAGTGACATTAGAGAATCCCCCTGCACCATTGCCATACAAAATTGAAGTGCCTGAAGTGGGCGGCGCATAGTCAACACCAGCAACAGCCGCCAGCAAAGCAGTCCCATTGCCCTTAACCATGCCCGAGACAGTGGTTTTTAGGGTCAATGTAGCCGCATTATTAGCGACCAATACATCGCCAGCAAAACCATTGTTAGAGCTAATGTTTAAGCTGGTAATAACAACTTGCTGGAGTTGCGTCAGGTTTAACGCTGGAGTAGCTTGTCCGCCAGTGCGTTGATACACCTGATTCAAAAACATGAACCAAGGCGTACTAATCTGTCCAGCAGGCGTGTTAAATGCCGTTAGGCTTGTCGGTAAGTTTGATGCAAGATTGCTCATTTGTGATTAGGCGCTGCATCAATAAAAGCACCAGACAAAGCAGTCTTAACAGGTGTGCTCCAGAATATCTCAAACACACGGTCACGAGCCATACCTAAGCGCCACCAAGAAATCGAGGTTAAATATTGCCCCTCAATCCCTAAGTTTTGCCCGACAGGGTTTCCATAAGACTTGCCCCGATCATCAGACCATTGCAAATAGACCGTCACAGGCTGGTTGTTATCACCGTTGCCTGATTCCATCTCAGCAATAAACTGCTTGTAGCGAATACGATCAGAATTATCGTCTTCAGAGTGGTAAAAGCCCCGCACTCTGCTAATTGGTTGACCGTTGTCTGTGTAGTTGTTTTGGTCAATAGCGTATAGATTGCCGCTTTGCCAATCGCCAACGACTAAGGTGTTGTAAGCAAAACAGAAGCAGTTAGACAAATGGCGGTTCAATTGACCATTTGAATCCAAATACATCCATTCGTTCCACTGACCATTAGACAGGTCATAGACCCAAGTCTTATTAGCAGTCGGGAATGTCAGCACATAAAAGAAATGCCCATTGATCTGATAGGTGTAGCCAATAGCATCAGACAGCGTAGCGTAGCCTTGCATCTCTTGGTCAATAGCAAACGTGCTGATTTGCACCGCAGCAAAGCCTTGAGAACGGCAGACAAACGCTTGACCTTGAGCAGACTGAGCCAACCAATAACATTCACCGTCCATTTGAGCGATGGAGTTGGTAGCCGCACATCCGTATTGCATGAACGACCCTGGCATTTCCTGAAATGGAAAATTAGCGTTGCCAGCGTTGTACCAAACTTCAGTCGTTACTTCACCAAATAGATAAATGAACCTACGAGAAACGCCAATACCGACCAGATTGTCGGAATATCCAGACTTGGAAGCGTAGTAAGTAGGGTCAAATGTAGTCGAGTTATCAAGAGAGGAATACCACTGATTAGTGCCAGGACGATTGCAAATGAAATAACCGTCTAGGTAGTTGGCTTGATTAGAGCCATAAAAGGCGCTTGTCGTCCCATCATTAGGGACATTGCTCAAAGTATTGTCAGAAAGTTTGATCTGGTATCCAGCAGAAGTACCGTCAACCAGCAAAACATAAGCATCATTGTCAACCATGCTGACTGTGCCAGTTGAACTAGCAATAGTCCCGATTGACGTGCAGACCCATGATGAGCTAATTTGATAAACAGTGTTAGCGCAAACACCATAAAGCTGCCCATTGGAAGCCTGATACAAGCCCCGCCATTGGACATTGGATACAGACCCAAGCAAAGTTAGTCCAGGTGTCGGGTAATGCGTAAAAGGGAATACCGAACCGTCTGGATTCTTTTCCAAGAACAGGTTGATACACCTTTGAGCGCCAGCAATGACGCTCTTTGTCTGGTAAGCGCCAGTTGCTAACGCTACTTTAGCCATTACCCTGCGCTCCCAACATAAAAGTCGCCATAGATGTTGTAAGCCCCTGATTTGCCCCGCAAAGCCGTTGGCATATGCAACAGAGGAATCTGTGAGTTAACTTCCTCAATGGCCCGCATAGAGGCTTCTGCATACCCTGTCAGCTCAGGCGTAATCGGCAAGCCATACATAACGCAAATCCGGCGAGCCAAGTTCCAATGCAGTGCATCCAAGTATTCAGGAGGCAAAACGATCTGGTCGTTGATTTGCTGGAACTGAGGCAATTGCACCATCACGCTCAGGAAAATCTGATATTGGCTGCTTGGCAAAGGCCAAACGTAAACATTGCCAACAGGGAAACCTGTATCGTAATAGATATATTGCGGAAAAGCGTTTAAGTTTTTGATTGAGATGCGGTCATAATCTTCTTGCGCCCGCAAAACAGTCAAAGGATAGTCCACAGGCAAGGGAGTGCCTGAGTTCATCCGAAAGTAAGCGAATTCCAGCTTAACAGGTCGAGTAATGTTGAAGTCTTGACCTGGGCCAATCGTGTAAGACAGTTGACCAGTAGCTTGTTTGGAGATCGTAACCAACTCATAAACCATATAACGGCGGCGCTGCCACTGCGCCATCATCATATTAAGTTGGTTAAAACAGTCGTTAATGTCCTGTGCGAGAGGCGTTTGACCAACGCCAATCACGTTAGCCGTTTTCAGTGCTAGGCTGATTATGTCCGATGGTGTCGTCGGCAGAGGTTGAGTCATTCTTTGGCCTGCCTCTCTTTGGCTTAGTTAGCTCGATTTCTTCTTCCTTAGTGTTTACTACAACCGACTGTCCATCGGTCGTAGTAATCCACTTAGGATACTCAATGAAGGTATATACAGGGACAACGAGCTTGCCCCTGTAATATGTCTCCAGTTTAGACAATGTCAGCAACCACAGCCGACCATTCGGGACGAATAGCAGCGTAGCCGTACAAAATGTCCAAACGAGTAATCAAGGAGTCAGACATAACGTCATAAGCCTCGATCATACGCAAGGAGATACCGTCAAAGTTGGCACGAGCGGCTTGCACCACACCAGCAGTAGGCATTTCCAAGTCAGCAGTCGCCAAAGTAAACGCTTCAGGATAGTAAGCGATATTTTGACGATACTGGCTAGAAGCAGGCATCACCAAGCTGATAGCAGCACTGTTAGCAGGAGAAGCAGTAACAGTATTGAAAGCAGCAGGAGCAGGGACGATTGCGGGATAGATTGGGATGCTGGTAGCGCCAGAGGCTACGTTAGCAGTCACAACGAATTGACGCAATTGGCCTTGTGAAGCGCCTGTCAAACGGTTGATAGCGTAAACGCCAGCAATCGTAATAACGTCACCTTGGTTCAAAGTACCAGTGATAGCGTTAACAGTCAAGGTAGAGCCAGTTTGACCCGAACCATTCACAGTACCAGCACTGAAAGAGCCGACAGTGTGAACTTGGGTGGTTTGGTCATACATCCAGTCAAAGCCCAAAGTGTCTTTGGAGATGATGCCAGTTTCGTACTGCTCGGAGATGCGAACTTGAGGGTTAAACAAGCCAGCCAGTGAAGACACGGTGCGAGCTTGAGTAACAGGGTCAAGAATGATCTTACGATCAGAGCGAGGAGCCAAGTTTTGGTCGAGAGCCGAGCCAGCGGTCAGCCAAGTTGTAGCGTTGGGGCTAGACAGGGTAGAACCAGACAGGTTAGCAACGATGTTAGCGGATTGACCAGCCACATTCATCAAGTCAGCGGCAACATAAGCAGCCAAACGATTCACGGCAGGAGCCAAGATACGTTCGCTGAAGTCGTCCAAAGACAAGGTTTTCTCAGCAGTGCCGAACGAAACAGGCACGTTGGCTTGTGTTGCCACAGTCAGCGTAGTGTTTTGTTCGTTAGTGCCTTGAGGAGTAATGGCAGGGCCAGTGCTAACGGTGTAATCGTTAGGGAGGCGAATCCGCAAAGCTGAACCAATTTTTGCACCAGTGCGAGCAAACTGGTCATCATATTGGCGGCTAACGGTACGGAGGAAAGCATTAGATTGAGTAAACAGACGCACCGCTTCATTGGTGATCTGGTTAATCGTCAAAAGCGAATTCGTGGTCATGAACTCTGCTCCTTTCAAATAAAAGATAAAGAATAAAAGAAACCTACTTTTACCCCTCGGCCTTCAGGAGTCAATCATTTCACGGCCCGAAACAGCTTTTTACGGTGGCTTAAACCTAATGCTTATTCTATACCTGATTTTTTACTTAATCAACGCTTTTTGCGAGCATTAGCTTTACGCCATTCCATCCAAGCAACTGTATCGCTCATTGGAGGCTCTGCACCGCCACTAGAACGGCTGCTAGAAGAACCATCCACATCAGCCACAGGAGCAGGCGCTCGTGATTTTGTAGGGCTTAATTCTTTAGCGGCTTTGGTAGAAAGTTTTGTCAGCTCAATACCCATTTGCAAAGGCGACATATTCGCAATCTTTACAGCATCACCGACATTCTCAGACTTTCCAAGATAAACCAAAACCTTTTCAGGATTAGGAATCTCAGCCAAAGCCCGCAGAAAATCATTAGATTGCACACCAGCCATACTCAAATTAGAGATAGAACGGTCATAGTCCTCTCCAAATTCTTTCTTGGCAGTCTGCTCAATCGAGGTCATTTTCTCGACAAATTGGCGTTGCTCAAGCTCTTGACGGGCAATCTGTTGAGCCATTTTCATCACGTCTTCTTGAGGTGCTGCTGGCGCTGGCGCTTGCGAGAACTGGTTTAGTTGAGCTTCCAAGGCGGCGGCTTTTTCGGCTGCGGTGCGCTTTTGCTCTGCCAATTCACCCATACGGCGGCGAGCCCATTCAGGCAGGTCGTGATAAGAGTTTTCTTTGGTTGTTTCAGGAGCAACTTCAGGGGTAGTCGTTGCTTCTTGGGTTTGTGCTTCGATTAGTTCGCTCATTTTTTCCTCATTGAGTTATTGTGGGGATTTCCGCTGCTAACACCTGTGACGGGTCAACATAGTCAGGGCTTACATCTCTGCCAGGGTTACGAGACTGTTCAATCTCGCTCACCATCTTGTCAGTAATACCTGTCAACTGTTGAGGCGACACATCTTTGATTAACAACTTCAGGCGCTCGGTTTCTGCCTTGAAAGCGTTAATCAAATCTTCACGCTCGTTCTCCAGACGCAAAGCCAAGTGGTTCAATGCGTCCATATCCAAGCGTTGTTTCTCCATCGTCTGACCGATCTTCTTATCTTGCAACTCTTGTTGAAGCTGCTGGATAACCGCTTGAGCTTGTTGCAGTTGTTGCTGCATTTGCTGCTCGGCAGGAGTCGGGCCAGTTCCCAAGATGTTAGCAGGAATCCAGTTCCGCATACGCTCTTGGAGCTTGTCTGAGCTTGGGAAATCAGCAGTTCCCATGTAAATATCACCGATAACCTGTGCTAGCTCAGGATTTGAGCCTAGCAATTGGGTCATAGCTTCAAAAGCCTCTTGGCGGCGAGTGTCATAGTTCGGGCCAGATTCGGCAACCACATCGTAAGTGCCAACATTAGGATTAAAGATCGTTTCGACAACTCCTTCTTCTTTATCCTCATTCTGCTTCATGGCGACCTTCAACTCAGGGTCGATCTGAATCTTTTGCTCAGTTCCATCCTCAGCCAAGATGTTAATAATGCGCTTGGTGTCGTAAATTTTTGGAATCAAGTCAACCAAGATTTTGCCTGTGAACTGGATAGCCATATTCTGAGCATCTTGAAAGTGGAAAGTTACTCGATCACCCTGAGCCACACGCTTTCCAATAGCAACGCCCGACAACTCTTGGCTTTGAGCGCCGAAAGTTTGGTCATACTGCCCTGAAGTCATCATCAACTCTTGAGCAGCGGTCATCATGCCTTCCTGATATACAGGAGCCGACATAGGCGCAGGCGCTCTAGCTGGCGCTGGCACAGGATTGCCCGATTCATCCGCATGGTTGTAAGGCAGATAGGCGTGATTCTCGGTGTTAGCCGTTGCCCAATAGTTTTCTAAGCCCTCAATAGCCTCCACAGGGGCAAGGTAAGGTGACTTAGATTGAAGCGCACCGTATTCCAAAGCAGCAGAGGCATTGTAGTTGTAGGCTCGTTGAGCGTCCTTCATGTAGCGCACGAGACCCTTACGGTCTAACTTGCCTTCAATGACAACTTCCTCGCCTGGGACACGCACAATAGGAATATATTTGCCAGCCCAAACACCCTTTTCAAGCACTTCATTGCCGCCAATCAGGTATTTATAGATAACCCGCTTGTCAATACGGCGGCGGTCAATGTCAGCACCCATGCGGATAGCTTCATTGAGCATCTTGACTTCTTCCTTGCTCATGTCTGACTGCTTGACAAACTTAGTGCCTCCATCAGCATCAGTCAGGGCATAGAGCCATTCTTTCTTCATCTCCAGCTCGTAATAGGTAGCGAGCCGAACAACGTCCTTAGTCACCCAAGATTGATTACCTTGAGGGCTAACCATAGGAATCAGCGTATTGGGAAAGCGTTGCTTGAATTCTTCCAGAGGCATATCCTCATAGATAAAGCCAAACTTAGCATCAGACCCATCACGCTTCTTAATATGCGGGTCAAGGTAAACGCTCATTGGGTCAGGCACTTCCTTAATAAAGATTTCCTGATCGAATGATTCGTCATTGGCATAAGCAGTCGAGACAGTCCAGTAGCCAATACCGCCGCCAACCTGAGTTTCAGCAGCAATGTCGTAAGCGACTTTAGCGTTTGAGATGTATTCAATATGCCTAACAATGCCCTCAAAGACTTCAGCGGCTTCATAAGTTGCCTCGTTGCCTGTCGGGTGGATGGTTACGCTTGGCTTGTTGGCCTTCAATTGATTGACAACGTGCAGCCAGTGCGTATGCGTCTTATTGATCGTAATCATCGGCTGAGTATTCAACCGTCTACGAGCTTTTACCGCTGGCTCCCATTGATCTTGGTTGTCTGAATCAGCGTATAAGAAGCGAATGTCCTCACGAAAACGCTGCTTAGTGTCCTGCTCCCAATCAAGGCAAGCCTTAAAGTTGCGTTGCGCTCTTGCTACTACGTCAGAATCTTTATCAGCCATATTTACATCCAATACCCTGCTCGGGAGTTATTCCAGTTTTGGGGTCGTTTTGTCTCTAACTTCTTTTTTTCTACTTTTTGACGCAACATTCCAGGAAAAAGCTCAGTTAAAACCCAAATCCAAGCGTCTGCTCGGTTCGGAGAGCGACTTCCAGTGAATCCAATCGTAGAAAATCCGCTTAATTCGTCTTCAAGTTCAACAAATCGACCTGCGTGTCTAATTTTACCTGCCTCGTATAAAGATGCAAACGGTTCAGCCCGAATTACTTTGCCACGGCTTGCCGAAACAGCTTTAAAGTTTGTTTTAGACCGTGAAGCCTGAATAACGCCTTCAACCATTGCACCGCCATAATTGGTTTCAGCGACCAGCACATCGGCTTTATGTCGGTCATAAGCTGACACAGCGACATTGCCCCACGTTGCAGGGCCAGCTTTTACAGTGCAGTCTTCCAAAAGATAAGCGTTACCGTCAACGCCAAGAGCGCCAACCACGATACCAATTGCATCGTTATCAGCGTTATCGCTATCCCCTGCTCCAGACGGGTCAACACCAACAACAACACGAACAAAATCAGGCAGGTCACCATTGTCAGCCCTCCATCTATCAATAGCCTCATCAGGAAATAGCTGGTTAGGGTTAGCGTCTGTAAATTCGCCTTCCAAGAACCGTCTGCGCAATCTTGCGCTCAAGTTCTCTAATGTGTCAAGATAACCGTCTGATAAGTTTTCCTGATTGTCCCTCGGGTTAATCTGAAAATAGCCGTAATTTTCAGGGTTAGCCAAGTTAATCTTGGTGTCTGGGTCACGCCTAAGAATGAATAGCTGATACGTCCAGTGATTCTTATTTGGTGGGTTACAGTCAAAATACATCCGAGGCTTGAGCAATGTAGGCTCTTTGCCCTCAATGACTTGATTAACCTTTTGAGCTAAACGAGTTATGGCAATCCCAACTGGCCCCCATGAAATCTGGCTGGATTCGTTCAAGTAAATAGTAGCGAACTCCATCCCCAAAATCTTTTCAGTGCGGTCTTTATCATCCAAGCCGCCAAACCAAATCTCAGATTCATTCTGAAACTTGACATACCAGTGCGTTTTGTCCAGTTTGTATTCCACACCAGGGAAGGCCAGCTTCATCACCTTGGGAAAGGTGTCGTAAACAATTGAGTTCACCACATGGTTGAACCTGAAGCGCAAGATGGTATGCCGTGAGCCTGGAGCCTTCAATGCCCTCAAGATGATCTGGCGCACCAGTAGAAATGTCTTACCTGACCTTGACCCGCCAAATAGCATGGCATAGGTAACATCGCTGCTCAGTAGCTTTTGAGCCTCGATTTGTTTTGAATGAAGCTTCACGCTGATTCGTCTAAGTTATTCAGACTAATAACGAGAGGGCCAGAATTAGCACCAGTAACTTCTTGCTCGTGCTTATCTTTCCAGCCGAGGATATTCTTAGCACTAAAGATTGCAAATGG